TTGTCAATGAACTTAACTGGGTCTTCGGGATTGACCTTCTTGACTAGTGTGTTCATATCAACATACAAGGAGTCAGTGTCAATTGCAATAACGAAGTCTTCATTCTCAGTCTTGAGAATTTTGTTCATGTATTCGTTCATTGCTTTCTCAGCCCATCGAACTGATAGCTGACCAGACAGTGTGATACCTTCTGCAATCTTTTGATCAAAGTATCTGAAGTACTGATTACCTAGCGCACCATAGAGTGAGTTAAGTAAAATCTTTACTGCTTGCTGAGTGTTATTCAGTCTGTTGATCTCACGTTTCAAGTCTGAACTAGAAGCGTTCTCGTTCTGTTGTTGTATCTCAAGCATCTGGTTCTTAGTTGCTCTACGCTCATCGTACAAACCAATAATGATCTCAGGCATGAAACCACGCTTGTCTTTACGATACTTAGAACCATTTGCCGCAACAGCAACATTACCAAAGTCTTCAGCATCAGCGTCTAGAAAATGATCTACACCAGATGGGTAAACCATATCATCACGTATCAGTGTCTCGGGTGACATGTTGTATTGTACAATCAGATTTGGATACAGACTGTTCAAGTCAAACGATGTAATCCACTCACTCATACCAACACGTGGATCTTTCACATAACCACCTGGGTAAGGACTCTTGTTCTTACGCTTGTTAGGTGGGATTGCAATGTTGCGTTCTCTCAGATATCGATAGATGATACTGTCCCATATAGCAGTTGTACCAAATACGTCTGGGAAGTTTACACCACCCTTGTATGCAATAACAAGTGCCAGATCCATGAGACCAGTCTCTTTGTCGATACGATCAACTAGGTCAACGTCTTTGATGTTATAGTCAATGAACTTCTGATGATCTGCTTTGTACAACCCATGAAGCGACCCATGCTCTTCATACGATAGCTTCTTCTCACCGAGAACTGTGTGGGCAATATGATTGAGTGCGTAACTCTCTTGTGTACCATATGTGTAGCCGAACTTCTGAAATAGATCATAGTAGTCAACTTGCGACACACCATAAATTTCATACGCATCCATCGACTTACCCTTGATACCAATCTGTCGATACTTGTATATTTTCCAAGGCGAGTATAGTTTAGTAGTCTCTTCACCGCAGACCTTGAGTGTACGATTGATCATGTACGGTATATCGAACAAGCGAATGTTCCAACCAGTAATGATGTCAGGCGTATTACTCTGCCAGAAGATAAGAAACTTCTCAATGAGGTCTTTCTCATTGTCACAGTGACGATACTGTATCAACTCAATATTATCTAGTTCGCTCTTGGTAGAATCATAATGACCTAGACCCCATACATGATAGACTTTGCTCTTGCTGTCTTTGTATGCGATAGAGATGATAGGATGATCAGCTTGCTCTGGGTGAGGAAAGCCATCATCTGATGCGACTTCGATATCGATGTTACCGACACAGATGTCACGTAGCTTGTACTTGATATTACCAGGATATGCTTCTGCTAGAAACTGTGCAACAAAGTTATTGTTGCCATGAACTTTGAAGTTGTCTACATCTTCGTAACGCTTAACAAAGTCTTGCGCTTCGCTCATGCTTTCGATCTTCATCGGTTCAACAGAAGCGCCGTCGAGTGATTTCCACTCAGACGGCTTCTTAGTAGGTAGATAGAATGTAGGCTTGAACGGCACTTTCTTGTGAATTCGGTTGCCATTTGAATCGTAACCTCGAAACAGCATCTTGTTGCCATAACGATGTACTGATGTGTAAAAACTCATGTGTACCTCATAATGTATCGTATAATGGTCATTGTATCAGATATGAAACGGTTTGTCAACCACTAACGCACTGTTTCTTTGGTCTATATCATATTTTTTGGTGATAGCACTACCCTTCTAGTATATCTACGATCCTGTGTGCTAGTTTACGAAACCACATTTCATCATGACCACGAGTAGTCTCTGCGGCTGTGCCGATACGTATACCGCTTGTCTCTACAAAGCTACGTGGGTCATTTGGTACACCGTTCTTGTTTACTGTGATGCCATTCTCTTCTAGCAAGTCAGCGGCTTCACGACCACTATGCTTACTATCACTTAGATCCATTAAGATAATGTGACTATCTGTGCCACTTGTCTGTACTGGCATATCACGCTGTCTAAACACATCACACATTGCTTTAGCGTTATTCACAACATCTTTAGAGTATTGCTTGTACTCAGTAGTATCTGCTTCAATAAAGCATTGTGCCTTTGCGGCGATGATATGCATCAATGGACCGCCTTGTGTACCAGGAAAGATAGCACTATTAATCTTACGAGTAAGTTCTTTGTTGTTCCAAAGAATAATACCACCACGAGGTCCACGCAAAGTCTTGTGAGTAGTTGATGTCACTACGTCAGCATATTGTACAGGATTAGGATATACGCCACCTGCAATGAGACCTGAATAATGTGCCATGTCAACTACAAGATATGCGCCTACTTCATCGGCAATCTTTCTAAACTCAGCCCAATTGATCTCACGTGGATAAGCACTTGCACCAGCAACAATAACATGGGGTTTTACTTTTACTGCAATTTCCATAATGTCGGTGTAGTTTAAAAATCCGTCATTATCAACACCATACGAATGAGCTTCGTAAACTTTACCTGAGATGTTAGGTGGACTACCATGTGACAAGTGACCACCACTTGCTAAATCCATACCTAGCAATCTATCGCCTGGCTTCATTAAAGCTTGATAGACCGCAGTATTACAGTTAGCGCCAGAATGAGGTTGTACGTTAGCAAAGTTTGCTCCATACAATTTACACAAACTATCGATGGCAAGTTGCTCGATATCGTCCATGTTGTCACAACCGTTATAGTAACGCTTGCCTGGGTAACCTTCAGCATATTTGTTTGTAAATACTGAACCCGCTAAATCCATTACAGCTTGACTAGCAAAGTTTTCACTAGCAATAAGTTCAATGGTGTTTTCTTGTCTTACTGTTTCTTTTTTAAGAATCTTGGTAATACGTTGGTCTATCATGCTATAGTTCCTCTTTGGGGTAGCTCAATCTTTCTTAGATACAAAAGCGTATAGCTCTTTTGCTTTCTCCATCAACTCTTCTGTTGAATACATTTTGTATGCTTCTGTTAGGCTTTCTTCAACATCTTTACGTTGCTTATCGCCTTCTGCAATCATGTTCTCAAAGAACTGAATATTCATGTGATACTGTTGATCCATGTACTCTTTAGCTAATTGTAGCATTTCTGCACGGATCTCGAAAGGATTTTTATTGGACATCGTGTGTCTCCTGTGTGTTTGTGTGTAAGATAGAGGGAGAGTTTCCCCTCCCTCAGTAGTTTAGTCTTCTTGTAAGAATACTGACTCACCAGAACCAATTTCGATTCTACGAGGCTTCTTCTCATCAGGAATTACGTTCTCTAGTGAAATAGAGAGGATACCATTGCTCAAGTCAGCGCCTTGTACTACGATAGTATCAGACAAAGTAAATGAACGTTGGAAGTCACGTGCGCCGATACCCTTGTGAATGAACACAGTGCTATCTTCACCTTCAGACTTTTTCTCACCAGTTACCTTTAGTACACCATCTTCTAAAGTAATATCGATTTCGTCTTGTACGAAACCAGCGACAGCGATTTCTACAACGTAGAAGTCATCGTCTTTCTTTACGATATTGTATGGTGGGTAATTGGATTGTTTTGTTTGCAATGTGTTAATAGTGTGCATTCGATCAAAAATTCTATCGAATCCAACCAGAAACGGATCACTGCGTAGTTCTTGTGCTAATGTCATAGCTTATCTCCTTTTATTTAAGCAAGAATTAATATACGTAAGCCCTAACGGCGCTTACAGTTCTATTTATACACCCGTTGAACCGAAGCCGCCACTACGTGACGTTTTATTACCTGGTTCTCTATCAGCCAAGACGATGGGTGTTTGGTTCAAAGGAACCACTTCGCCTTGTGCTATCCTGTCACCATCTGTAACTATAAATGGCGCACCTGATATGTTATACAGCATCACATAAGTTTGCTGTACGTAATCTGCATCAACAACACCTTCGCAGTTAGCGACTATGATGCCGTTCTTTAATGCTAGACCTGATCTGGGATGAATGCGTAAACTTGTGTTTGGGTCGAGATCGAATACTAGCCCTGTCGGCACTAGAACACGTTCACCACCATAAATAATTAAGGCTTCTTCTTTACTTACTTTACGTTTTACTTTTTCATTACCAGCTACGGTTGAGTAGACAGTTACTATGTCATCAACTCGCAAACTTGCTTTTAGATCAAAGCATGCCGCCCATTCGCTACCATATACTGGTAAGTGTGCTTCATCCCAAAGTTTCCATACATATAGATTGTCACTCAATTCATTCACTCCTTTTGTTCACGGTCTTTCAATATTTTAGTCATAACGTCTGTAGCAGTGTGTGTAAAAAATCTTGGTGCTACTGCGTGAATTAATACTACAGGTACTAGCAACTGTAGTTTGACTGCAATCTTTACTGCTTCTTTAGCATGTTCAAATCCAGTCTCGCCTGCTTCTTCTAAGTGTTGCTTGCACTGTTTACTTAGCATCCTGTGTCATCTTTCTCTAATCGCCATCCCAATTCAACTCGGTGAGTTGTTTTTGTTTTAGACGTTGATCCAATTTACGATCTTCAATATTCTCGTCCATTCTATCAGCAACTCCTCTTAAGAAGTCACTCTCGTATTTTCTAGCAATATCATGAACGTGAATAACAAAGGACTTACTTTCTTGATATTCTTTGGTCGTCATTTCTTCTTCCCGATACTGTACTTAGCGACAAGATCCCACTCTTCTTTTTCTTTGTGAGGAAGTATCTTAATCTGTGACAGAGGTGCAACGGGGTCTTCAGTCTGTTTTGAGTTCACGGCTTTAATCAAGCCCCACTCTTCTAACAGATTGACGATTGTGTTTCTACGACCCTGATCTTCATCAGAGAAGTTATTGATCTTCCCGTCTAGCATGAATAGTTCTTTGAAGTGAACAATATAATACTTACCTTGCTTGTGCAAGATATGACAAGATTGATATAATTTTTTATCTTTTCGTGAGGCAATACCAATTCGAGTTAGCGTCTCTTTAATCTTTAGAAAGCTTTCATCATTGGGTAGTTCGACCTCTACAAGTCTCTCTACTAAATTCATCTTTTAATTCCACCTGTTTCTAGTTGTTGTTTCATAATGTTCAACTGTTCACTGGACAACAACGAAAGGTAGTCTTTCCCGAGATTTCTATTGCATTGATAATATTCACAAACAACATCTAAATCCTTGTCACCAGCATCCTTAACCCACTTTGCGAAACGCTTCTTAGGTCTAATACTATTTAGTAAAAACTCATACTGAGGACGATCCTCAAGCTGGTGGTAGTGATTCATTAGATTTGCGTGTAATAATGTGTCTGGGAAATATGACAGTGCTTTGTTTACAAGAAAGCCACTGTAACCCTTCTCAGCAAGGGTGTCGTTTTCACTGTCACGCATCATGTTCTTCTTACTGTGCGTGATTGTAGTTACATAATCAAATGGGTTGCTCATCAGGTTTCATTTCCTCTACATCATATTGTTTAGAGCATTTCTCACAAACATAGGTTTCACCTATCTTGCCGCCCTCATACTTATACTGAAAAGTAGTATAGTTCTTGTCGCACTTCTT